TTATTAAAAATTACTGTCCAATTTCCTGAATAAGGAACAAACCAAGCTGTATGCTTAGTCTTAAGTTTAAAACTCGCCTCGCCTCCGATTAACTGACCTGAAATTGGATAGATGTCTACATCCGCTCCGTTTTGATTGTGAGTTATAATTAAAGGATAGCCAGTTTTTAACTTAGGCAAATTAGCATCGGGTAAGTAGACTCTGCTGTTACCATCTAAAAGCCAAATAGTTTGAGTGAAATCTATAAATACATAGCCATCGTTAGTGTATCTAATATCTGTGTAGTTCTTACTTCTGTCACTTAAAAAAGGATTGTTCTCATCCTTAAATAAATCGGGCAAAAGTATCTCAGGTAGATTAGGCTGCTCAGGTTCAAATGTTGCGTAGCCTCCGTTGGTAGTAGTTGACTCGCTAATAAATGATGGAGCTAACTTTAATTTAAGGAATTCAATCTTAACTGGGTCATCCGAGTTCATATCGTATTCAACATTGTGCAGCCTGTAATACTGTTGGTCTATTCGGTAGTAATCTCTAAATGATAAATTCGCCAATTGATTAGGGGAAAGATGAAAGTAACCACTAACTAACTTTGAGTCTTTGTCGGTAATCTCTGAAATAGTCTTTAACCAATAGGAGTTATAAAGATTTGCCGTAGTTATTGCTGGTCTACTTCCATACTGATAAGCTCTTGCTGTTGAGCATTCAAGTGAGAAGGTCGGAGCTGTAACACTATCTAACATACCCGCATAAGGAAACTCCTCATACCTTACAAATCCAGTTGCTGCTGTTTGCCACAAGTTCCAGCCTGTTGAAGTATTTACTAAACCTCCGTATTGCAAAAGTCGGATATTATAGACTGGTAGTTGGCTTGAACCTGTTGAAGGGTCTTGCGGTCTTATCTTAGTTAGCACTCTATCGTTTGCAGTTGAGTCAGCCAAAGGACTTGCAGAGAATCCAAGCTCAACTGTTTTGGCGTCTCTTACAAAGTCATTGTTAACATTAAACTTTAAAGTACTAAATGGTTCTCTAAAAACGTCTTCGTATCTTTTATTGAACTCGTCTGAATCTGACTTGTAAGACATTTCAAATACACGGAAATCAAGTAAACCCATCGGCTTTATTTCAAGCTCTTGAGAAACGTCTAAATAGTTAGTAAGGTCTACTAAGTTCTCAGTGTAGAATTCGTCTCTCGGCTCAATGATTAGTTTTTTAGGGTCAATCTTATCTACCTCAACGTATAAATTGAAAGCTTTAATTAAATACTGAAGGAACTCTGTTTGTTTAATCTTCTCAGGTAGTGCAGACGCTATGTCAATTGTTTGGCCTTCTTGGTAAGTAGCTTCAGGGTTTGAGAACATTGCAAGTCCTGAGTTAAAAGTGATTGTAAATAGTGTAGCATTTACTGCTGTTCCAGTTCCAAAATAAACCATAAAAGGATAAACCTTATCGCCTACTTGAATATCAAAAGCCTCACTATTTAATTTGACATCTCTCGTCTCCCCTACCAATAAGTTATAGCCTATTCCTGGATTATTAACTATTGTTATTATTTGGCCACCTCTGTTAACTCTTATGCCCATATAAATTCTAATCCTACCTACACCAGTTCCACTTACTGAGAATCTACCTTCTAACGCAAATCTATAAGAACCTGCTAACCCTGAAGGACATTCCCACCAATGATTCGTAGTACTTACTCCTGCTGGACTTGTATCGTTGTCATTTTGATTAAGGCCTAAAATAAATTCAGTAGATTGATTTGCATTTGTACTCGTGTAGCTTAATGCAGATGAGCTTGTCATTAAGAAAGTTCCGTTCTCTACTTGTGTTGAACTCATCCTAAAATCGCCCCCGCAAAAAGGGACTATAAGGTTCTTGAATCGTTGAGAGTTAAAAAAGTTTGATTGGTACCTATAACCTACACCTGCAAAAATAGAGTCAACTATTTGTTTAGCGTAAATAGCAGGGTAAAAAGTTGTAAGGTTATAATCGTTCTCAGTATTGCCGTTTGAGTTGCCTCTGTCAATTAGTGGATAAACATATCCAGTCCCATCGGGTTGGCCACTTGCGTTAAAATTTACATAGGTAGTACCGTTCTTTATTATTGAAGTGTCCCAGCTATTTTCTACGTTCGTTTTATTCCAAACGTGGTCGTAAGCGTTTAAGTCTAACTCTTGCAAACTTAATTCCCCTAAGTCCTGAAATAGGTTTGCGAACTTACCAATCATTACGCATTCGTACTCTATTGCGCCATCTACATTCTTAATACTTAACAATTGCAAGTAACCTCTGAGCTGTTGGATTCCTTTTCTGTAAAGTATTGCCTCAGCTTTTAAATTCGGATTAAAGTCAGGCTGAAAATTTAAGTTAGTAGTGTTTATTACTGACCTATCAAGATTAAAGATACTTGAGAATAGTGAATGATTATTTGCGGTGCCAGGAATGGTTATAGATTTTGAGTAATCGCTTTCTCTTTTCTCAGGTTCTCTAATATCTATAATAGACTTGTTTATCGGCAATGGTACCGAATCGTATAAGTCCACGTTAAAAGAATCCGTTACAATTCCTGAAGCGTTGTAAACTACTATTTTTAGTTCTGTTTGGTTCATAGTGATTGGCGATAATTGTCGAAGGTGTATTCTAAAGTCAATTGTAGTGAGCTTATTTGTCTATCGTTAATGTATATCTTTTCCTCGTAGTTGCTCTCTTTAATGTTTACGGGTATATAAGTCGCTCCGTATTCCATCATTACTACTGGACTTAGCACTAACTCTTTTAAGCCTATCCATTCAGCATCGGTCAACCCATCGGAATTTATTTGAATCGTGTCCGTAAGTTTAGTAAAGTAGTTAGTTTTAGCTCTGAATGTTTTAGGATAATTTAAAGGCTGAAATTTCTTGAACATCTTTCTTTCTATGTCGGTGAAGTTGCGACTAACTTTAGTAAATGTATAAGCATCAAATCCTCCCAAATTATTTAACCAATGTAATCTAATAGGTGAATACTTTTGGCAGCTCGTATCAATCAAGAAGGTTCTGCTAAAATAAGTTGTTGCTCCGCTCCCAGCTGTGTTCTGTCCGTTAACCCGATAGTAGACTGCATTCGGATAATCAAAAGCCGCATCGTAAACCGATTTGTAATATCCACTTGCATTACCTGAGTTAGCGACATTGATAGAATTAATTGACCCAATCGGAGTGAATCCAGCATTTGACTCAATTAATAAATTTAGATTTTTATCTAATACCTGAACATTGATATTACCTACTATACCAGTACCATAGATTTCATCGTAATCAAAATAAGTTAAAAACCTTTCCTCACCATATCTGAGCTTTTCTTGAAAGGTAGTTTGATTCAAAGTTAAACCTGATTCAATTGGTGAGTTTACATTGTAATCAATGAATGCTGTTTTGCTCCAGTCTAAGAAATCAAAAATAGCATTTGTTGAATGTGCGTTATTACCACTTGCATAGAACCCAGTTAAGTTAGGGTAAATTACTGGTATACCTGAAGCATTGTTGCGTACCTCTCCGAACTCAACCCAGTAGTCAACCTTAGAGTTTATGCAATGATAGATACCAGATGCGTTATAACTTGCGAAGTCATAGCTAACATAGTTGCGTAGTACTTCACTCACATCTACATCTATCGTGTTAATGCCTGGCTGTTTTGGGTAAGTCAATCTTGCGACTGGGTTAGTCTGTCCGCTTACATTAATGTCCACCAAGAATTGAAAACCCGCAGCAGTTGCGTTAGTACTCTCCAATCCGAATACCATCTCATTGTATACATTCTGCCAATTGTTTGGCTGTGAATTTATAATCATTTTAAAATATTTTTTGTTATCGTAATTTCAATTGACCTACCTAACGCATCAGCTAATCCTTGTGCGAATGCTGCTACATTGCGTTCGCTTAGTGCATCGTTGATAAAATTAGTTGGTTTTATACCTTCTCGCTTAATACCTATTCCCATCGCGTAAGCCATCTGCGTCTTCTCATCAATTTGTTTTTTCTTTCTTTGGTCCTTCGTCAAATCTCTTGTTTGTGAATACCTACTCTCAATCGGAAAGCCTCTCTTTGTAATCCATTTTCTCAATGACTTATTAAAGGCTGGACTGACTGACTCTTTTTTGAATGAATAAGGTGAATTGAATTTGTTACGAGTACCACTTACACCCTCGTTTAAAAAGTCACCGTAATAGTTCATCTCAATAGACATTTCAAAACTATTCCCATTGGCACTCAAAGGTAAAGTGATTATTGACTGCACTAATTCCGAATCCGCATAGTAAGCATCTAACTCGGTTAGGTTAGATTTCATAGTATCGGTTAAGCCATTGACAAACCTAACTAAGGCCTCCTCAATAATAGAATCAAACTGAATAGGACCAGCTTCTGCGTCTGTTCCTAAATCGCCTAATAACTTAGTGTAGTCTGTTTCTGCCATTCTCTTTCTTTATCTGTTCCGTGTGTTCAATGTGGTAGCTTACTATATTAAAAAACTCCTTCAGTCCTAAATTAAAAAAGTAGTCCCACTTTGGTTTATCGTGGTTAGCTAAATTATCTATTGTTGCGACCCATCCCCATTTTGTATAAAAGTTCTGAGCCTGCTCAAAGTCTCCTCCTTCGTGCTTAGGAAATAAGTTAGGATATTGTCCGATAATTTGCTTGAGAGAGTGCAAAAAAAAAGCATAATCGGATAAGCATCCTTTACTTTCATTTGATTAAGTAGTAGTTCACTTATTTCTTCGTGTTCGTCTCCGTTGTACTTACTTGGCTTTCCAAATCTCCAGCTAATTGGTCTTATACACGAAGCTACTATCTTGTGAATATTCTCAATCGGATTAGTTTTTGAAAAGTGCGAAATGTCTATGAATTGACTTGCGCTAATTTGACTTAATCTGTAATCAACAAAAAACCATCTACCGCCTACCTTAACTCTTTTCTTGTAAGTTGTCTTAATCGGCTGACTTTCTAACTGCTCAAATTCGGAGTAGAGCGATATTATCTGCTCAGAGGTAAACCCATCAAAGAACTCAGCCTCTATCTTATAAATAATAGATAGCTTCTTTTTTTTTGCTTCAATCCCCAAGTCCTTCACTTGTTGTAGCTCTATGAAGTCCTTAAGAGTTAAATTATAGTAATTGCGTTTCATTCTATATTATATATTTAATTAGGCACGAATTGTAACATATTGTCCTCTCTTATGTTCTTGCAATCGCATCAATGCAAGATAGCGTGTAGCATCTATTAAGTGATTATTGAAGTCCACTGGTTCGTTCACTATCTTTCCTGCTTTGTCCGTTTTCCACTTGTAGGTCCTAAACTCCTTTTGTAGATTATTGCCTATTAGATGTAGCTTATACCTTCGCAGTATGTCAATTGAGTTTATGATGCTATCTTTCCCTTTCTGTGTTGGTTTTATGTTGTAACCAAGTCTGTACACCTCCTCAATACTTTTGGGTTCGGCAGAATCAGCAAATATCTCTTTACGGCCTACTTCTAAACTTTTTAATCTTTCGGCTATGTCTTGATTGGTTAATCCTCGTTCGTATAACTCTTCTCTTATGTATAGCTCTTGCTCGTACTTCCAAACACTAACAAGTGCAGTAGGGTCGGCTGAGAATCCCCAGTCTAATCCGTACCCGATAAAGTTAGCTTCATTTGGTACTACGAATTGATTGGTCCAATTGTTGAAGACTAAACCCATTAATTGTCCTCGTTCACCTAAACCAAAGATTTTCCAATACTCAGGGTCAGCTTGTTCAAGACTTTCTATTTCCCTTTTTAACGCATCAGGTAGATGAGGATTGTCCTTGTAGGTAGTTATAATTAATCCGCAATCGTCACGAGTTAATACTTGGTCATATATCCAATGCTCAAAGTCAGATGGGTTATAGTCAATAATAACCTTGCCAGTCGTTCGCAAAAGTAACTGCCTCCAATCCTCAAGGTCTATCTCGTTTGCTTCGTTAACGAATAGTATGTCTCTTTTCCTTCCTCGTATTTTTTGCGCATCGTCTACACTAAAAAACTCAATCAGATTCTTATTTAAGATGTAAGTGTTCTCCGACTTGTTATGGTCAGTCTCGTTATATAAATTGATTGATGTAAGTATCTCTATAAAATCCCTCATCGCTGAGGACTTCAAAGCAGGTAAGGTTTTCCTAACTATTGATATAGTCATTCCCTCGTGTTTGAGGCATAACCGAATAAGCCATTGTAGAGCTGAATAAGTCTTACCTGACCTTGTTCCTCCTTGCAAGGCGATAATGCGTTTGGTACTTACTGACTTCTCTAAAAAGACAAAGTTAGGATTGAACATTACTCAATAGGCTTGGTCAACCATTCAGGTAGTTTGTTTACATTTATGTTCTGCTCAGTTTGAACTTTCTCCGTTAACCCATTCAATCGCTGAGTTATGCTCGGATTATAGACTCCAGCCATACCTCCTTGTATTTGGTCATCACGAACGATTTGCCTGATGCGTGTACAGATAGTTGCAAAATCTCCGTATCTCTCGCCTTTGTTTTGAAAATAATCGCCTAAATCGTTTATAACTCCTT